TGTGATGACACGGCTTGGACGTATCGGCTGTGGAAGTGGGCCATGGACTCTATCCGGGCCCAGGACCCACCGAAGCAGCACAAGGACGATTGGTGCTCTCCGCTAGACGACACACCGGGGGTCTACTCCGACTTGGAGAAGATCTTCTGGAAGATCGAAATGAAGATCCAGCGGATCTTGATGGAGATGGAGCTCACCGGCTGTTTCATTGACTGGGAGTGGTTGGTCACCGTCCAGGATCGGCTGCAACGTCAGAAGAAGGAAATTGAGGAAGAGTTCAAAGCCAAGGTCGGCTGGCTTCCGAACCTGCGGTCTCCGAAGCAGGTCTCTGACTTTCTCTACAAGCCCGCAGACAAGGGGGGCCTTGGGCTTCCGACTAAGAACGTGGAATACAACGAGGACCTTGAGCAGTATGCGACTGGCGACAAGGCGATCTCGCACCGGAAGGAGCAGTTCCCTCTCGTCGGAAAGATGCTGAAGTATCGATCCCTAGGCGTCATCGAAAGCTCCTTCTGCCAGAAGCTGATCAAGCTTGCCCAAGAGGACGGCCGCGTTTTCGCCAGGTTCAGGCAGACTGGCACGGTTATAGGTAGACTTTGCGTCGCCCAGGGAACCCCCATCGAGGTGGTCCGCGACGTTAGTAAATACCCCAAGGGAATCCCGATCGAAGACGTGAGACCGGGAGATCTGGCCTATACCTACGACGACGATCTCAACCTAACTTTGCGGCCAGTTATCAAGTCATGGAAGACTGGGCACAAGACGGTAGCTCGTGTTCACTGGCGGAAGCACGGCAACGGAACGGTTACCCATGGCTATGTGGATCTAACTCCAGACCACCCCGTAAGACTGACTGATGGGACCTATCGTCCGGCCGCAGATCTCCTACCCAAAGACCGCGTCCTTGCCCTGTCTCGGCGGGAGGATGATGAGGGTTACTCGGATCTTTATGCCACGGGCGCTGGTCGATTTCGATTTGAACATCGATTTATCTACGAACAGCTTGTCGGACCGATTCCGGAGGGCTATGTCATCCACCACAGGGATGAAAACAAGCTCAATAACCTGCTGGAGAACCTAGAGCCTCAAACCAGGACCGATCATCAGTCTGCGCACGGTAAGGCGCAGTGGGAGAACCTCTCCGACGCGGAGAAAGAAATTGCGGCCGACAAGCTCAACGCGTGTTGGGAGGACCCGGAGCGCAGAGAGAAGCACCGCGAGCAAATGCGCCAGGCGTGGGCAGATGGCAAGTTCGCGGGTCCTCCGGAGAGCGACAAGCATCCCCCCTACGCCGAGATCACCGAGGAGTGGCTAGAGGAGAAGTTTGACGAGTGCGGCAGTCAGAAGCAGCTCTGTGTCCGCTACGGGATGAACTATTACAAACTCAAGGAGACGATGGCTCGGGTGGGCTTCGTCCCCGGCAACCACACCATCGTCCGCATTGAGACGTTGTACCAGACTGTTGATGTTTACGACCTGGAGATCGAAGGAACCCACAATTTCATTGCTGGCGAGATTTGCGTACACAACTCCAGTGCGGACCCCGTCAACCTGATGAACCAGCCCAGGGACAAGGACCTGATCCGCAAGGCCTTCTGCGCCCACCTGGAGGACGACTACGACGAGGAGCGCAGCCAGCTCTGCCTGATCGACGCTGATTACTGCCTGGTTGCAGGAACCCCGATTGTTACCGTCGATGGGGTCATGCCAATTGAGGAAGTCGCGGCTCGAATGCCTGCTGTATTGTCATCGGCAGATGGGAAATCCCTTGAGATCAGGCCGGTTGTAGCCGGTGGATGCGTGGGTAAAGCGCCCTGCGTAAAGGTCACCCTTGAAGACGGTAGTGAGGTGGTCTGCACTGAAGACCACAAATGGATGACCTACGGGGGCCGTCTTGTAGAGACGAAGTATTTGAATCCTGGGGATAGGCTTGCGCACGTCATCTCCGATAGGCTTGGTCGTTACAAGACGTGGAGGATAAAGGGAACAACAGCTTTCCAACACATCGTGTTGGCGGAGCACTTTCACAGCCCGAGGCCCCCAGCGCACGATGTTGATCACATCAACGCTGATGTCGACGACAACTCTCGGACAAACCTGAGGTGGCTACCGTCTGACGAGAATCGTGGTCAAGGGGCGAGAAGATGGTGGGCAATCGCAACGGAAAAGCATAGAACCGCCAAAACCAGGGCTCTAATAGAGGGGCAACAGAAGAACCGTCGATCCTATAAGGACGATGGGAACCCGAACTTCGGAAAGCTGAAGGGGACCATTACCGAGTGCCTCTCGTGCGGCGGGGAATTCTACCGACCACCATCTGCTGACAGTAAGTATTGCAGCAGAGAGTGTTATCACAAGTCACGCGAGAATGGTTGTGAGCTAATCTGCGAACGCTGCGATCTTCCATTTTACAGAAGTGATGGAAAGAGATCCCGGTTTTGCTCTCGTGAGTGCTTTACCGCCAACAAACTCACAGAGATTAACTGTGAGGTCTGCGGAACTAACTTCTTGCCAACCAAGAAGAGCGCGCGGTTCTGTGGCACTTCCTGTTCAAACCGATCTCGCGGGGAAACTACCTACTCATCGAAGTGTGCTAGGTGTAGGGAGGTGTTTGAGTCCTCACGGAAGACCGCCAAGTACTGCGGTCGCGAGTGCTGGAGATTGAGGGCGCAGCTAGTTGTAGGTAATCATCGAATCATTTCCATTGAACCTGTGGGCGTAAAAGAGGTGTGGCAGATCACCGTCGAAGGGACACACACGTATGTCCTAGAGAATGGGTTGATCAGCGGCCAAAGTCAAATGGAGCTGCGCATGGCGGCCCACCTCGCCAACGAGCGGAACATGATCGAGGTGTTCTCAATTTCAGGGGGCTGCATCGCGGGAGAAAACGGCGGCCCGTGTGAGCGCTTCACCTTCTACGAGTGCTTCTCTTGCCATAAAAAGGCTCCTCCGGTGATTACCCCTAATGGGCCGAAATGCGTAGGGTGTGGTGAGGCCAACCCTGATCAGTTCGAGCACCAAAAGCGGTGTCGTCACGTTGACCTTCACCAGCGAACCGCCGAGGACGTTGGTGTAGCGCGTCAGCTGGCAAAAGCTCAAAATTTTGGACTGCTCTACCGCATGGGCTCTCCGAAGTTCTGCATCTACGCTGGTCTCTTTGACGCCAACGGCGAGGCCCGTCTGGACTACGGTCAGGAGCTGATCTCCAAGTGGCATGAAGCCTACCCGGGCATTGCTGCGTGGCACGAGCGGACGCTTCATCAGCTGGTCTCCGATAACTACATCGCCTACAACATTGCGCGCCGTCGCCGGCGGCTCGACATTGAGTGGCGGAAGAACGACTACCGGGCCGGCACTCAAGCAATTCAATTTAGGGTTAGCGGGAGCTGCCAGGATCTCATAAAGCTAGCGATGATAAGGCTTTACGAGACCCGAAACAGGATGATCGCGAACTCCACGCCAGCCGTGGCCGCGTTGTGGCGCAAGTTCCGCTTCATGATCCAAGTCCATGATGAGCTGATATTTGAGGCTCCACAAGTGATTAAAGAGGAACTTTGTCAACTGGTTAAGGATAGCATGGAAGGGGTTGCAAGGGGTATGAAGGTGCCTTTCGTGGCCGACGCTCGTTCTGGGAGGACCTGGGATGAACTTCACTAACCGGGTTGCTTGACATATCGAGAAGTGGGGTGTATCCTTGCCCAGGTCAAGGAGACGTCGATGCCCAGAAAGACTTCACCGCCAGATAAGGGAACAAGGTTCGGCCAACGCGTGGTCATCTCTGGCCCTGTCAGAGAAGGTCCTAATGGGCCACTTAGGCAGATGCACGTTTACTGCAAGTGTGACTGCGGCGCAGTCGACCTGGTGAGGGTTAACAAGCTCACGTCTGGCTCATCCCATATGTGCTCTATCTGCTTACATGGGCCCAACAACCCGCGACGGACCCACAACTTTTCCGGGAAGCCGGAATACCAGATATGGGCGGCCATGGTCCAACGCTGCCACGATCCGAACGCCTCTAACCACGAGCGTTACAAGCATGTGAGCGTATGTGATGACTGGAGAGGTCCTGGGGGCTTTACCGGATTCTTTGCCGAGGTAGGCCCAAGACCTTCCGATAAGCATTCGATCGACCGGATTGATAACGCCGGTAACTACGAGCCGGGAAACGTCCGTTGGGCCACGTCGAAGCAGCAGGCCCGGAACCGGAAGAACACTCCTATGCTCACTATCCACGGTGAGACTAGAAGCGTCGCTGAGTGGGCTGAGACAGCCAAAGTAAGCTATACCGCCTTTCGGAAGCGGCTTAAACTGGGCTGGACGCCAGAGGAGGCGGTAAAGGGCGAGAGAGACAACAAGCCCAAGCACCGGATCAGGAAAGATACCCCTCGTTACGAGATCAATGGCGTCACCAAGACGCTCCACGAGTGGGCCGCGCTTGCCGGAGTGAGCTCTAGCGCGTTTAGGGCGAGAATCGAGAAGTTGAAGTGGTCTCCTGAGGAGGCGCTGGCGGGTAGGAAACTCTCACAACAAGGAGATAGGCTGTAATGGCTGACGAACTGATAACCAAGGAAGAGGTGGTGGAGGGTCTGCGTCACTTAGAGGCGGCTGAGGACTCTCCAGAAATGTGGGAGTGCTAGCTTCGGAACTACGGTTCGTATCTACTGGAAGCCTACGTTGAGCTCCAGGATGGCGGTAAGGGGTGAGCGACCACATCAGAGAGTGTGCCTGGGCTGAGTATGAGGCTCGACGCGCGAAGGGCTATACCGAGGAGCAGTTGAAATGCTTCATGTCTGGTATGGCTGTGATGTGGCGGCTGTTCGATGTAGGAAGTGGGCCGCTTTTTACCTATGGACCAGACAGCAGGCCAAATGAACTCAGGATCAGGTGCGAAGGCTGTTCTCGTGGCGATTTCTGTCCAGATCCAGAGTGTCTCGGGTAGAAGGACTTAATGACTGACGCAGACAAAGCCGAGGCGCGACAACTTCTGGAGGCGCACGAGGAGGATAAGGAGTCTGTTCGAGCGAATCGGACGACCTATCTAGTGAGACTGGATGGGGGCGATGGTCGTCGGCCCTTCCTATATCAGGAGCTCGCTCGTTGCGGGGTCGCGAACACGACGTGGCTCGATGACCGGCGGGTGATGAAGGCGAGTAGTCTCGTCCATTTCGTCTCTGATAAGCGGGTTGAGCTTCTGGAAAGCGTGAAAGCAGACCTAGATCACCTGCATCCTTGGCCAACCCCGTCTAAGCGTTTGCTTAGCTTGCTAGATATTTGAGTGGGAGGTCAGATGGCTAAGAAGAAGGCAGCCCGAAAGGTTAAGAGTGGCCTCAGTGATGACGGCGTCTACTTCGAGACGTCCACCACTACGAAAGTGCGCAAGATCACCAATATCCGTTGTGATGGATGCGGCCGCGACGACTCGCTGAAGATCGGCAGTCGCCAGAAGAGCGGGAATCACTACATGCGCTGTATGCACTGCGGTCAGCAGCCCATGCTCAAAGAGGCCAAGAAGGCGTTCAAGCGCAAGCCAGAGGTCGAGATCCTGGAGGCCGCAGGGAGGAACTCCCACTTCACCTACAGGCGCGACTCGCGGAATCCGTATCACCATTTGACTTACGAGGGCTACAGGAATCGGTGCGCCTTAGCGGCGGAGCGCGTTGCTGCTGAGATCAAGCGCCTCAAGAAGGCCCTGGTTTTCTTCACCGAAGGAGCTGGTTGTTATGACGGCTGGTCCGTGGAGCAACTCATGAAGGAGTTCGACGCGCATGGGCATTAGGTTCTTACACAATCTGGAGTGCCCAGGGTGAGTCCTGTGAGCCCAGAGAGACGAGCTCCTGCAAATGAGGGTAAAACAAGCCCCCGCAATGACATGGAAGGTCGCTGAATGAAGCCCCGCGCTAAGACCGTCTCGAAGAGAGACCTCGTTGACAGGATCGCTAACCGGCGTCCCGATCTCAGGAAGATCGATATCTCAGACGTGGTCAGCGAGTTCATGGTCGTTGTCAGCCATGCCCTGGTTAAGGGCGAGCGGGTTGAGCTTCGAGACTTTGGCGTCTTCGAGCCGAAGAGCCGGAAGGCTCGCCTCGCTCGGAATCCCAAGACTGGAGAGGTAGTCCCAGTCGCGGCCACCAAGGTTTGCACCTTTAAGGTCGGCAAGGAGCTGAAGGGCCGTGTGGCCGCATCTTACAGGGCTGAGTCAGATGCCTAACGCCTGCCCAACCTGTAGTCACGAGCTCCCGATCGTCCGTTGCGCCAAGTGTGGTGAAGTTGCTGATGGTGAAACGCTCAACAGCAACCTCGAACCAACTGGTTGGGGATGGGTCACAGATCCTAGAGGCCCAGTGTTCGTAACGGCATTGAGTGGAAAGTCTGTATCCCTGCCCAGGAAGACGCTTGTCTGCGAGCAGTGTAGATGGGCGTAAACACCAATGCCGACGAGCACCGAGATTCGGCTGCAGGGCACGTGAGCGACGCGATCCGAGACCTTAGCGAGATCGTCATCAACGAGTGCTGGGGCCACGACGACTGCGGCCAGGACTACAAGGATATGCTCCGTAAGACGTTGATGCAGCTGATCGAAATCCGAGACAAGCTCAGGTAGACAGAGGAGGCCGTTAAGATGACTGACAGCGTTAAGGAACTCGAAGCCCAGCTGAAGGAAGCACGGAAGAGCCAACTCTTCTGCAATTTTCTCTCTCCCGGCACGCTCTTCAGTGAGCAGCGACGGATTGAGATCGAATCGCGAGACCTCGTCAAGCTGGCGGCCTACGCCAAGGCTGGCGTGGTCGAGCGCCACGGCGCCAAGCCCTACGGATTTCGCTTCGAGGACGGCAACGGCAAGGCGCTCACCGGTGTTCACTGGCTGACCGGCAGGGTCGTTCGCTACGACGATGTGCCCGACGACAAGGAGCACCAGCTCATGCGCTCCAACATGTGCGACCCGGAGTGCTGCGTCGTCGTTGAGAACACCAACTCCTATCGATTCACTGGCGAGTTCGGGGAGGAGGATATACTGATCGACTGGGAGGGCAACGTCCTCTGTCGAGGCAACGACGCCGACATCGTGGCTTACCGTGCTGCGTTTAGAGAGAGCCTAGATGCCGGACGATAGTATTCCCCCCAATCCAGTTACCGAGGAGTTGATTCAGGAGTTGCTGACCCAACTCGAAGAGAGAAGACAGCCGCCTCTTGACCCGTTCTTCGACAAGATGTTCAACGAGTGCTTGATGTGCAAGCGCGATAAGCGGGACAAGGCTACCGAGCCTTGCAACCACTGCAGGCCGCCTCCGAAGTATCCTCAGATTGCCCCTGAGGGCCAGGTGTTTGTCTGCGGCGCCTGCGGCAAGACATCAAACGATCGCTACGGGGACCCCAGTTCAGGCTGGGACGAGTCCTGCATGCTGAACGCGGTCCTCTGCTACGCCGACCGACGAGACGAGAAGGGCCTATACGTGGCCGTGGAAGGATACTGATGGCTGAGTGTGAGGTTTGGGAAGACGACGGTAATCTGCTCAACGTCGTTCTGGTCTGCAACGGCGGGAACAAATGCGGCCACAAGGTCGGACCGTCACAGCCGATGGTCTGCGACTGCTGTGCCGCGAAGTTCGAGGCTGCTCTTCCCATGAAGGTCACCTACGCCAAGTCCAAGCCGTGGACACCGCCGCCCCACTACAAGCAGGGCCAGTGCAGGTGCGACTGCCATGACCGAAACATGCGCCACTTCGCGCCCTGCTGCGACCAGACCTATGTAGCCAGGGCTGAGATGAAGCCGCACGCACCCCGGCCACCGTTGTGATTGGCGACTTCACCAAGTTCACGATGCCGGTCATCCGGAAGCCCTAGACCTCCGGGTGAGGCGGGCCGCCGGTAACGGCCGCACCGTTAGATCCGATCTGGCCGTCATGGTTCAGGTCGCGCCCTGTGAGGCGCTCTAGCGCGTCCATGCGGGCCTCAGCCTTGGCAATCGAAGCGTCGCGCTTGCCGTCGCTCTTGGCTGAGAATACCTGCTTGGTGAGATAGCCGCCGATCGTAGTGACCAGCAGTCCGATCGTGGCCTTCAACCACATCCAGAAATCCTGCACATCACCTTTGACCCCGGTCTGTTCGTCCCTGGTCACCAGGTTCTGGGTAGCTTCTTGCCAGCGCTCCTGACTGCTGCGCTGCCATTCCTGGGTCTGGGCCATTGCGATTTGGCCGGCCGCAAGCCGGGCCGTCTCCCGGACCTCAGTCATGTCGACCTTACCGTCGCCGTTGACGTCGACTACGTCTTTGAGCTGAGCTATTGATAGTCCCCGCTGCTCTAATCGCGCATCAACCTTATCCGCGATGTGATCCGCTACGGCCTCAGTTACGAACTCTCCGGTACGCTCTTTTAGAGATTCACACCCGGTTAGTAGGCAAGCAAGCAAATATAGGGGGAGGAGGTATCTCACGAGTCACCTGTGCATCAGTTCGATTCAATCTGTATGATGACAGCGTTGAGGAGACTAATGACCGGCTATTGCTGCGTAGAGCACTGCGACCGACTGGCATACGCTCGTGGTTACTGTAAAAGGCATTACATGCAGGTACTCCGACATGGGCACCTCACCCTCGAATCGGAGCGAGGCGGCCTCAAGGAGTGCGAGGTTTCTTCTTGCGAGCAGGGTCAGGTCAGCGGCGGCCACTGCCGCAAGCACGCCCGACAAGTCAAGCTCTACGGTGAGCTTCGGCCAGACCGTGAATACATGACCGGCAAGAAGACTTGTTCAGAGGACGAGTGCGACGCTAAGGTAAGAGCCCGAGGGCTCTGCTCTAAGCACTACACGCGGCGTCGCCGAAACGGGACGCTTCCTTAGAGTCCGAAGTAGGCGAAGGCGCCGACGACCGCAGCAGATCCGATCGCGGCCGACGCGATCGACGCGAACGCCAATACCAATGGCACAAGAATGCTGGACCTGGGCTTCGGTCGGCCTGCCCAGTGGAGTGCCAGGTCCGCCAGAGGGGCGGACTGGTAATGCCCACGGCTGTCGCGAAGAATGGCGCACAGGGTCCGGACCTTACCCCCGCCCGCTACGCCCAGCTCTCGCTGGGCGTAATCGATTACCGAGTAAGGCCCGTCACCGGTTGAAAGGGAGTAGGCGAGGTCCCCGATCCCAGGAGGCTGACGATCCGCCAGGCTGTAGCCTTGTGCTTCCAGGGAGTCGGGACGCCCCTCTTGGTGGGCGTCAATCTCGTCGTCGGAGAGCCCAAACTGGGCCTTCATGACGAAGCGGTCGGAGACGTAGGGCCGCGACTTTTCAGTCCCAACTCCTTGCGACTCAGAGGCTTCTGTCGTAGCCGGACCGTCAGTGATGACGACGGTCTCGCCGTCAAGGATCTTGCTCCCCCAGAGCGCCGTCATGTCGTTGTAGGCTTCGGACGTCATGTAGATCGTAGGTTTCTCGCTCTGCGACACGTCACCGTCCCCAGGAGCGAGCCCGTTAACAGCCTCGACAATGGTCGACGACGGGAGGGTGAGTGACTTCACAGCGGTGCCGTTGACTACGAGTGATCCGGAGTTGGTTGTCTGGCCTGGAAAGTCCACGAAGGGGGCGCAGACGGGGACCGGCGTGAATTCGCGGCCCACCTTGGAAGCAGCCTTGATGTCCCCGCCGTAGCCGGCAAATTCGGCGCCGCAACCGCAACGGCAGGAGAACCGGTAGTGCGCGTCGTCGCCTAGGGAGTCAATGCACGTCTTCGCTGCGGCCTCTTCCTTAGATGTGTAGACTGTGCCGTCGTCGGCAGATTGCTCCGTTTTCATATCTACGTATACCCGGAATGAAGGGGAGCTGGCGGAAGTCGTGATGGTGCGAGGGGTCATCTTCCCGTTAGAATGGCTCTGTTGCTCCATTTTGTCACCCTAATCTTCTGAGGATCATAATGAACCGTGTTTTGAGTGTAGACAAGTCTCTGGTCGCTGGCGGTAATGTCCAGTGGTATGTGACTATGGATGACGGAAATCGAGTCGAAGTCAGCGAGTCAGCCGCGAAGCGGTTTGAGCAGCTACTGCAGTCGCAGCAGCAGACCGAGGGTAACCAGCAGCTGTTGACCGAAACCTACTAGCTCCTCAGCCCGAAAGGGGCGCCGTGTCTAACCCGTCTGACCCAGACGAGCTCGCCCTTCAATACTCTGAGGGGGACAACGGGCTGGCTTGGGGTGTTGAAATTCACCCTCACCGCTCCAATGTTAAAACCTTCTTTCGTTCAGCACGTCGGGTCATCCTCGACGGAGAGTGCGTACAGCTTCAGCTGGCTGACGGCACCTACGAGGCGTTCCCGATCCACCACGTGCGTAAGATCTTAGCGATGCGGGTCGAACCTCAATCCGGCTATACTGGCGCAGAGCTGAGCGAGGACGGAATCTACTAATGCAACGCGTCATCGCGGCCTTCAGATTGTTACACCCAAGGGCACATCGACCGGGACCCCTCCGACCGGTGTCTGACGGGTCTGTGCCGCCTGAGGCCGTCGGTGATTTTTTGAACGCGATCTACATCGCTGTCGAGAAAATGCGCGAGTTCGGACTTTCGGACGAAGACTTTGGTGGACACATCGAAATCGTTCAACGCGAAGCGGGGGAAGAGGCTAACGGTCGCTACCTTCCCAAGACCGACAAGGTTCGGATCTTTAATCCCCCACTGAGAGGGGCTCAAGACTTTCTCTGGACAATCATCCACGAGGTGATGCACCGGGTCTGGGTCAAGCATATTGATGACGGTGCTAAAGAGGTCTGGGAGACGTTCTGTAACGCTTCCGGCAAGCCGTTCGACGACGCTGCGGCGAAGGGACTAGCCCGTGTTGTCGAGAAACAGCCAGAGAAGTCGAGTCTTTGGTTCTATTTCAACAAGCACTTCGGTGACGATCTCGGGCTCTTCAAGCTCTGGTTGAAGACCCAGCGCGTGTCGAGCTCATTCCCGAGCACCTACGCCAGCGCTGACCCATCGGAGGCTTTTTCTGAGGTGGCCGCAAATATGCTTTTGGGGCGCGGCCACGCGGGCCGCGAAATGCGAGGCTCTGGGTCGATGGTTCGCAAAGTCTTCCTCTACATGATTGACCCGCTTAGGAACAAGGGCGGCGAGGGAAAGCTCTCTGAGGACCTTCTGTTTGAGCGTCAGCAGCAAGACGAGCTGTTCTTGCAGACCCAGGTCGACTTTGGCTACCTGAGAATCACACTACCTCGTTGGATTGCGAAGCATGTTTCAGAGGACGACATCCTCAAAATGGAGCACCGGCCGCACGCAACGGTCTATTACGGGGCCGATAAGCGTGATTTGGACGCTATCCGACAGGTCGTCGAAGAGCACGGCAGACCTATCAGAGTCTCACTCGGGGCCCTTAACGTCTTCGAGCAGGAGGACCATGACGTTCTCTACATCGAACTCGTAAGTGACGCGCTTGTTCAGCTGCACAAGGCAATCGGGAAGCTCCCTAATTCGCGGCCGCAGACGCATCCTAGCTACATCCCTCACCTAACTCTGGCATACATGAAGAAGGGGACGGCTCGATCGCTTATCGGAACAACCCCGTTTCACCGAATCGTTAGTGCTCGTGGATTGACCGTAATTGACTCGGTCGGAATTGAGCAAACGTTCCGGGCGGTACCCGAGGCGGCGCTTGACAGGGAGCCCCTTCTATTGGCCGGACGGTAGGGGGTTTCTGTGGGACTCCACGGTGAGATGCTTCTCCGATTGGCCTCCGGTCCGGTGAAAATCGCAGATTTATACGATCGGACAGTCTCAAGCCCAAAGACCACAGAAGTGGCGCTTGTTTGGACTGGGGCACGTCTGTTCGTATCAGAGATCAGCGATGTCCGATCTATAGGGACTGAGCAGGTGTTTGAGGTTGAGCTCGACGATGATTCCGTCATTCAAGTGTCGGCCTCATCGCGTTTCACCATGAAATCCGGTCGCTACAAGTTGGCCCCGGAACTCAAGCCTGGAGATTCCTTGCTGCCACTTTATTTGGGGTCTGATTTCTACGGGTACCCGACATACCAGATTCCAGGAAAGGGCGCAAAGCGGAAAATCTATAGACTTATGGCGGAATGGAAGCAGGGTTTTCCACTCGCAAGGGGTACCGTCGTTGAGCACATCGACACCAACCGGAAGAACTATCATCCGGACAACCTACGCATAACGCCGAACATGAGATCAGTCAAACGGACCCACAAGCATAAACTCGTTAGGGCGTGTCGACAGGCGCAGCAGTTCCTTGACGAGTGCGCCAGCGCCTCACCTCGGATAGCGAAGATTGCTGAGTCTGCCCGCAAGACGAATCATAAAGTGAAGCGCGTTACCCCCGGTCGATTGGAGTCTGTTTATACCGCATCGGTCAAATCTGGGGGCTCCGTATCAGTATCCGGTGTGTTCCTGGAGCTTCCAGCCTGATAGAGTAGCCCTGAGCTAACCTCTGGAAATATGGGAACTCGATGGCACTTCGGGACGATGCGCTCAACTATCTGCGACAGGTATTTGGACGAGAGCGCGCAGAACGAGATCGGGCTGAATCGCCCTCGGCTGAGGCCGAGAAGCATCTCCCGTCCTCGATTTTCTCAGTCTGGGGACGCGAGGACGTAGGCGGTCTCCTCTCTGTTTCGCAGAACCTGATGGACAGGTATGCGGATTATGAGCAGATGGACGACTACCCCGACATCAACTGTTTGACTGCGGATACGCTGGTCTACGTTGTCGAGGGTTCGATCATCAAGCCCTTCCGCCTCCACGACTTGGCCGCCCATGGGGGCGGCGTTGAGATCCTCGCCTACGACGCCGAGAAGCAGCGCCTTATCAAGGTTCCGGCCGGAAATCCAAGGGTCACCGGTAACAAGCAGGACGTTGTAGAGGTTGGTTTCAGTAACGGCGAAAAGATCAAGTGCACCTCGAACCACAAGTTTCTCACCGTTGAGCACGACTACATCAATGCGTCTGACCTAATTGAGGGGACGGCCGTCGTCTCAATGTGGGCCGGGTTCGACACGAAGGGAATGAGCACCTTCCTTCACCCGATCACCGGTACGCTTTCTGTTACGCAGGCTGCTACGCCGGCCGGCCAAGAGGACGTCTACGACGTTACGACGAAGACCCACAACTTCATTGCCAACGGCATTGTCGTCCATAACAGCGCCCACCACTACTTCACAAACGACGCAACGCAGCCAGACATTGATACGGGCAAGACCGTCTGGGTCACCTCGACCGACGAAGCCATTAAGGACATGACCGACTTTCTCCTCAATAAGCGGTTGAGGATCGAGGACGACATCTGGAGCATAGTCTATTCGACCGTGAAGATGGGAAACAACTACGAAGAGGTCTTGGTCACCGAGAACGGTGTAGTAGGTCTCAACTCATTGCCATGTCCCACCATGCGTCGGGTTGAGCAGTCCAACGGTGCGATCATCGGCTATGTCCAGGACATTACCGGCAAGTTTACACAGGACGCGGCCGACCTTCGCGGCATGCTTGCAGGGCAAACGAAGATTCCCGACCACGTAGCTTTGTTCGAGGAATGGCAGATCCTTCACTCGCGCCTGCGGGGAACTGTCCGTCGTTGCCCCTATGGCTATGGCGTCGCCGACGGAGCTCGCTGGATCTGGAAGCGTCTGGTTTTGCTTGAAGACGCGATGCTGATCTACAAGTTGTGCCTTCGTGGCGACTCGCAGATCTGGACTCCCGGCGGCCACAAGGCCATTAAAGACCTTGAAGAGGGCGACGAGGTCTACTCATTCGGGCACGATGGTCGCCTGCACCAAACTCGCGTTGTCTATAAGAAGAACAATGGCCCAGACCAACTCTACGGGATCAAGAGTAAGCGTTTTGAGTTGCACGCGAATCGGACGCACCCTGTCCTGACTCACGTTAGCGGCGACTCGCTGGAGTATGTCGAGGTCCAAAACCTCATTCCCGGGGTTCACCATCTCGTTGCGCCGCACCGTCCGGACAGCGGCTTTGACATTGAGCCAATTCTCAGCGTTGAGCAGGAGAATATCGAGGACGTATGGGACATTGGCGTTGAGGCCGAAGAGCACAACTTTATTGCCGATGGTGTGGTGGTGCATAACACAAGAGCGCCTGCACGCTTTGCCTTCTACATCGACGTCACCGACATTCCTTCGGATAAGGTCGACTCCTTCCTCCGGAAGACCAAGCAGGACCTGCGCAAACAGAAGATGGTCAACCCGAGATGCCTCACAGGGGAAACACCGGTCACGTGCTTGGACGGTAAGGACCGCTCTATGCGTGAGCTCGCGGAAGAGGTTCCGAAACTTGCAGCTGAGGGGAAGCACCATTACGTGTTTTCCTACGACGTAGAGCGAAACCGTGTTGTACCAGGCAAGATTGTTGGCGCCGCACTGTCCGGTAAGAAAAAGGCAGTCTTCAGGGTGGTGCTTGACAGCGGGGCCATTGTCCGCTGCACCGGAGATCACCCATTCTTGCTTCGTAATGGCACCTACAAGCAAACCCAAGATCTAGGTCGCGGGGAGTCGTTGATGCCGCTTTACCTGTCCCGAGGGAGTAAGGGAAAGCAATGGTATTGGTCACTCAAGGACACCGGCATGGGCAAGGTGCGCTACGCGCATCAGATGGTTGCCGAAGAGCTGCTCGACCCGGACTACAAGTCAAAGGGGCTGCACGTCCATCACAAGGATGAAAACAAGGAAAACAATCACCCGTCGAATCTAGAGCTGCTCACCCCCGGTGAGCACGCTGGGGGTCGACACCCCGTCCACCTTCAGGCTGCTAGAAAGGCGCTTAAAGAACGAGCTCAGACTGATCCGGTGTTCAAGAAAGAGCTCTACGAGCGAATTCGTAGTTGGAGAGCGGAGAACCCTGAGGGTCTCAGCGACGCAAATCGAAAAGCGTCTGCAACTAAGACTGAGCGGGCCGATGAGCAATACAACCTCATCTTCGCGATGGTTGAGCAGAAGCTTCACAACGACCCAACCATTACATCCCAGGACATGGTTGCGTGGCTAAACGGACAAGAGGACTTCGCCCGTGTCTACGCATCGATCTCTACAACGATCAATGTCTCCATGAGTCGTGGGTGCTGGACCGCACTTCTTAAACGACGCGGATTCAAAAGCTTCGCCGAATTCAAAGAGCGAGTAGTCGGTATCTCTTCGAGGAAGAATGGACCTCAGAAGAATAAGCAACGTCGTTTAGTCGGTGCCGCGAAGCTCAACCATACGGTTGTGAGCGTTACGCCTGACGGATTTGAGGACGTCTACGATCTTACAGTCGAGAAGTATCACAACTTCGGTCTCACAGCCGGTGTCTTTGTCCATAACACTCAGCGCCTCGATATGCGCATGAATCCCATGGACAACATGCAGGATTTCTTCATCGCTGTCCGTGAGAACCGTGAACTGGCGCGTGTTGAGGTCCTCCAGGGACCGGACTATCAAGCAACGGAAGACGTTGAGTACTTTCAGCGGAAGCTTCACGGCGTACTGAAGGTTCCTCGTAGCTACTTGGGACAGGACGACGCTGTTCCCGCCCGGTCGATCCTCTCTTTTGAGGACGTGCGAGCGGCCCGTGTGACTATGGGCATCCAACGCGAGATGAAGAACATGATCCGGAGGTTGATCATGATCGACCTCGCAGCTCGTGGTATCAATCCGTTCCAGAATGACCTCCAGGTCATGATGACCGTCCCGAGCGGCATCTACGAGTTGGCGCACAACGAGATCAAGAACGCCCGAGCGGACTTCGCTACCCGCGTTCAGCCCTTTGTGTCCATGCGCTATATCCAGGAGCGCGTCCTCAAGCTCAGTGAGGACGAGATCGAGAAGATTCAGAAGGAGCGTGAGGAAGACATGAAGCGCGAGGCTGAGCAGCAGAAGCTAATGGGTGACGCTGGCGGAGGCGGTGGGGGCGATGGTAGTCCGTCACCCCTCGGGGACATGCCGCACGAAGGTGGCCTTCAGCACCCAGGCAACGTGGAGATCGGGCCGCCTCCTGGAGTAGGCGGCCGTCCGAACACTGCGACCGAGTGGAAGCGATACGACGCGGTCCGACGGCTTGAGGAGCGACGTGACCAGGAATCGCGTCGTCGTGACCAAGAGATTCAGGATCTCCAGAAGGAGGTGAAGTCGCAGAGCAAGGTGATCGCCTCAACGATGCACCAACACGAATCCTTCATCCGCGAGTTCAAGAGCACCTACATGTCTCGTAACAACAACGGTAAGCTCATTACCCCACCTGTTGGACGCGGCCACCGCAGGTAGCCCCATGCGCATTACGATCGACGATGCTCAGATTCGCAGAGACGTCGAGGGTCTAAAGTCGAGTATTCCCGAGGCGGCCCAAGAGGCTGGAAACGCGGCCCTAAAAGAGCTCGCGGAGCAGCTTCGAGGTCGAATCCAGGACATGATCCCGGACAAGGGTGGTTGGTACGACGTTTATCGGGACTCCATCAAAGTCATCAAGATCAGCGAGTCGCACTACGAGCTCACAACGGTGGTCACCGAGATCTCTCCGGCCTCTGTCTCTGCGGAAAGCAGCCTTGTCTGGATCTCAGGCAGCGACGACGTTGCGAGGGTCCTCTCTCAGCACAATCCGTGGACGTGGGATACCATTCCGTCGGTCAAGGGTGGTCTCACTGCTGACCTTCTCGTGCGGCCCGCGTCGCCCTCTGAGGTCACCACTTTCCGTCGGAGTCGACTGAATGACCTGACCAAGGTCAAAGAGAAGGTCCAGCTACACGGGGTTCCGGTCCTTCCGTTCGACGCTACGCTTCCGAAGATCAACGGGAAGATCAAGGCCGACGTCCCCTTCCTTGCAAAGCGGCTGGAATATGGTCTGGGAGGATTTCCCCGCACGCCTATCTGGACCCGGATCAGTGCCGAGGGGAAGATCGTGGCGGGCCGCGAGGCGGTCCTTAAACGCGGCGAGAACGTCTTTGCGTCGCGCTGGTATCAGAAGAGGTAGCTTTTCGTCAACTACGGCCGAGGCCGCTTGCCCGATGGCGAGCTTCAGGGCTGGTTAACAGCAGCCCACGGCCTGGTGACCGTAAATTTGTTCCTTACGTTGAGCGCAGCGTTCTTGCTTCGAGGGCCCCCGTGCCCACATGTTCCGCAGTGGAAGGTGTGTTTGGTGGCTTTACCGGCCGCGCCGCACACCGAACACCGCCTCCCATTGCCGGCAACACTGACGTAATAGACCGGGATTGAGGCGGCCTCTGCTTTCTCTTCAATCCTTCTGCGAAGAGACTCGTAGAAGTGTGGCCGCGTCTCCGAGCGGCTTGAGCTTCGCGAGGGTGGGAGCCTGCGAAGGTCTTCTAGAACGAGAATTGAACCTTCATCAACCCACCTTACTAGTTGGTTTGCCGCCGCATGGCTAAACGTTCTGGTTCTTATATGGCGCCGTCGACCTAACCGTTTGAGGACTCGTCGCACAGAACGTGTTTCAAGCCCATCTGCCTTCCTACTGGCCAGACGCCTCTCTAGTCGCTTACGTGTTTTTCTGGTGGTCTCCTCCATTACGTTCTGGGCTACGGTGACGATTCGCAGGGATTTACCTGCGGCGTCAACGATGGCTACCTCGTTCTTGTTGCTGACTGCGATGCCGGCCGGGAGGGTTCCCTTCCGGTTAGTAGATTTGAGAGTCACCGAGAGCGTGGCGACCAATCGGCCGTGTTTGACGCTTACCGAGAGCGCATCATAGGATTTGACGCGACTGGTCGTTTCTGCGAAGCGCTCCGGAATGGTGTAGTTGATGTCCTTGCGGCCAGCTAGGGTCCAGACCTGAATGGTATCCCTGCGTGGAGGACGTGCGTCGCGCTTAGCCTTGCCGATCAGGAACAGCGCCCGGGGCTTGCTGAAGTGAATGGGCCCATAGGCCCTGCGCCGTCGCTTTCTGAGCCGTGCATACTCCGACGCGACCGTACGGATCGCGGTGCACGTGAGCTGGGACTTGATTACGCCTTTCACTTGCGAATAAGCAATGCGGTGGAGTTCGATTGCGGAGAGCGACCGATTGGCGGCGAATGCGATCTCAGATACCTGCTGTTGGATGAGTCTGAAGGACTCAATCGTCGCTCGCAAGTCTGCGTCATCATTGAGTTTAATCGGAATCACGCGCTGCATTCTGCAAGGATACGCACTGAGCCCTAACGGGGTCAACCTCTAGTGTGCATCAATTAGCTTTACGTGTAGCTAATAGTGCTGTACACCCTCGACTGGTAAGAGCATCACCCGTTATCATCACTAGCTGATGCGACTGGAGATAATGTGGCTGGTCTAGAGTTCGGAGAACGCACGGGGTCCGTAGATTTCTACGACTTCGATGACGCGGTAGCAACCGCGCTCGGTGCGCTACCGGACCAGGCAAAGAATCAGTTCTACCTACCCCTCGAAGGGATCTTCGTCAAAGTCGAAGGCCGACAAGAGCCTATTGATCGGGCTCTCGTGGTCTTCAAGCGCCCTGAGCCTACGCAGGTTACTGCTACGGTTCCCATGATCTCGATCGTCCGGGACTCGACGACACCTGCAGAGGATCGGCTCTTGTCACCGGTCATCTCCTACCGCGTTCCGTGCAACGGCGCGAAGCAGGTCTCTGTCGGGGGGAGCCTCGGCTGGACGAGCTATGAGCAGAAGGATAAGGAACAGCCCTACGATTTCTTTTACACGATTGAATGTTGGGCTCGCTTCCGGACTGTTGCGCAGATCTTGCTGCAGATCATGATGAAGCGGTTTCCGATGCGCGGAGAAACGATCGTAGTCGTTGACGGGCTCGACAACCCACGCACCTACGCCGCATTCCAGCAGGGCGTTACTGACCTCACCGACGTGAGCTCCCTTGTGGAGCGTATCCCGGGGTATTCCCTCTCCATTCGCGTTGAGGGGGAGTTGACGCTGGACCGCGAGGCTCTTTGCATTCCCTCGTTCACGGGAACGCAGACCACTGATCCGCTCCCTGGAACTGGTGGAGACGGTTATCAACTTGTTCCTGGACCGGGCGGCTATGGCCGCGTTCCGGCGGACGAGAACGGGATCCCACTCTGCCCCGGTGGTGTGCAGAACCCAGACCCTGGTGTTGGCGGACTCTACGGCACCGGTAGGCCAATTATTCGTACAGGAGTCTACGGAAGGAGGCCACGATGAAGCGTGATCAAACCTATCAAGTCATGTCCAGGAGCGCTGTGACTGTCGAATTCCCAAATGGGAACGTCGTCAGCTACCCGACTGGATTTGTGTTCAAGGCCCACCCGACCAATTCGACGGTCACAAGGCTGATGCGCCAAAATCTGATCCGGCAGGTTACCCCCCGCGAGGTGCCTCAGTTCAAGGTCGACGCTGCGTCCAATGAGCGTCGTGCCATCGTTCCTCCGGTCCCCCGTTCACCCCTCCAGGTCACCACTCAGGCGGCCAAAAAGAAGTCCACCAAGAAGCCCACAGGCGGCCAGGAGTAACCCATGCCGATCATTCAATATCGGTCTGCAGGTGTCTACGGTGAGGAGAAGGATCCAGCTCGCGCGCCGGATCAGTTCTCTCCTGCCAAGATGGGCACTGTCGGCTGGACCCAAAAGGGTCCTACTAACTTCCCAATCGAGGTCCGCTCAGTTGAGGATTTCACCCGGGTTTTCGGCCCGGTCAACACGCGCGGTGTGGTTCCGCAGACAGTTCGAGCGTTCTTCGGTACTGGTGGTGAGCGCGTCTGGGTCAACCGGATTGCTCCAGCCGATTCGACCTACGCCGACGTCAGCGTCGACGACGTTCCGGGTCCGGCAAAGTGGTCGTTCACGGCCAACGGTCAGGGGATCTGGGGCAACGACCTCAAGATCCGCGTCAGTGGTAACAGGAACTTCCTCAACTACACCACGAACTCGTGGGACAAGTTTGATCTCCAAATCCTCGCTCCGGCGGACTTCAACCCCGCCTTCGACGACGCTGTGGAGACCTACGAGGCCATTCAGTTCGATGACCCGTCCGCCTCCGACTACCTCCTGAACGTGATTCAGGATCCGAGGCGGCCCAGCCTGCTGGTTACGACGTCTATCGGGGTCGGCGGTACCCCATCGGCGATGCTTCCTGTCAACGTTCTGTCCGAGTCTATCGGTACGGGCGGCGGTGCCCCATTGGCGCAGCAATTCCTTGCAACACTGGTCAACCTGCCGGTTCTCTCGAACACGCTAACGTTGACCGCCGTTTCTGGAACTACGAAGCACTTGCCGACGGCTCCCACTACAGGGGCCATCAACGGTACGAACACGGCTTTTGAGCTTCAGCTGACTAACCTTCCGGTGGTCGAGGGCTCGGCCCGTCTCTTCTATCAGAGGCGGTCGATTACCAACGAGGTGGTGCCGGCTAGTGCGGGTCTCATCGACGGCGCAAACAAGGCCTTCACCTTCGACGCAGGTGTGATTGATAACCCGGTCCACCGTGAGGTTGTAGCTTTCAGCCTGAAGTATGCCAGCGCGACAGCTGCTCCGCAGACGTTGTCAACCACCGGCGGCACGCCGGCGGTCTATGACTTGGTCGGATCTCCAACACCCTTGGCGGCGTTCCCAGTTCACCCCGGCACGCTGGCGATCTCCGTCAACGTGGAAGGCGTCGGCCTGGCAACCATCACCGACGACGGTGCCGGCGTGCTGACTGGTGGCAGTGGATCCTTGCCCCTGGGCGGCACGATTAACTACGCTACGGGCGCATTGACCGGGATCACGGCGGCACTAGCCGCCTCATCCACAGTGGTCGCAAACCACGCGACGTCCGGCGTCATCACTAAGGATAACGTCCAGACCATTGAGGTCAGTGGTATCACAGGCGGCCCGGCAGTTGCAGGTGACGTTGTCACCGACTCCGCTGCTTCTACGGCCACTATTCTGTCCGTAGTCGGAGGGGTCTTCCGGGTTGGGGCACCGGTAACCGGTGTCGCTCTGGTTCCCGGGTCATTCACCACGGCTGGTGGAACTCCGATTACTGCCGGCACGATCGATCTTGCCTACTTCAACAACCTAGAGGTTGATGTCCCGCTTCTCGGCTCGGTCGACGGTGGAGGTATCAACACGATCGGCCTGGTTGACAGCCAGACCGCGTTCTCGGTTGGCTCGGGTGCGATTGAGGTCACCACGTCAGTGGCCCCAATCGGGGGCACGTTCTTCTACCTCGACTACGTCTCTCTCGGTAACGTATGGGCCAACACGACCGGTAACCTGCTCGGCGATGTGACGGCTACGTCCACGATCAACGCAGACACAGGCCTGGTCGATATGGCCACTACGCTTGCGCCTCTCACTGGTTCAACGATCGACGTTCTCTACGACACCGGGCAATACGCACAGGACAATGGCCTGGGCGCTATCGTCGGTGACGTAGATCCAGACGGGTCGAACACGATCGACTACAACACTGGTGCGTTGGACTTCACGTGGGCTACGCCTCCTCCGGCTGCGACGCCGATCACGGCGGTCTACACGAAGCTGGCGTCGGCGGTCCAGTTCCAGATGACTGGGGGGTCCGACGGCACGGTGATCACTCGAAACGACGTGTCGAACCCGTCCCTGGAAGGAACCAAGGCTGGGATCTACGCCCTCGACTTGGTCGAAGAGCCGGTCAACCTTGTTGTACCTGACTTCGAGGGCTCTGCCTTCGTGCAGGCGGACATCGTGGACTTCTGCGATGCAAGACAGGATCGCTACGCGGTCTTCGCCTTCGCAAACGGAACCACGGTTCCCGAGGCAATCCAGTATGTGCTGGTGACCCAGGCCTTCGACACGACGAATGCGGCCATCTACTACCCGAACGTGTACTTCATCAACGACTCGACTGAGCTCCCTGAGCTGATTCCTGCCAGCGGTTTCGCTGCAGGTGTCTACGCGAAGACGGCTCGGAACAAGAACGTTGGTAAGAGTCCGGCCGGTATTGTCGATGGCGCGCTGGACGCCCCCGGCACGGTTGGGCCCGAGTTCCGCCTCACTCGGGCAGATCAGGACAACCTCTTCCAGTCGCGGATCAACCCGCTTCCGACCGGCGTGGCTACTGGCTTCATCGTCAACGGAGCGCGTGGGCTCTCGAAGGTGCCTCGCTGGCGCTACATCAATGCTCGGTTGCTCCACATCTTCCTGATGTACACCACGAAGCTGCAGCTGCAGTGGGCGGTGTTTGAGAACAACGGGCCGCAATTGTGGCAGAAGATCGAAACGGCACTCAACGGCTACTACGGCTCGCTGTTCCGTCTCGGTTACTTCTTCGGTCAGACTCAGGCTGAGGCGTTCTTCATCAAGTGCAACGCCAACAACAACGGCCAGACCTCGATCGATCAGGGACGCGTGAACATCGATATCGGTTTCTCCCCGAACAAACCAGCAGAGTTCGTTGTCTTCACGCTCAGCCAACCCGCAGGGACAGCTAGCACCAGCACACTGCTGTAGTTACGACGTTGGATTCTGATAACCAGATAATCCGACGCGAATGCTTGACAACAACCGACCCTCCTACTAGGCTTGCCTGGTAGGAGGGTCAACCTGTTATGGGCAAGCTTACAGACCAGCAACGTGACGCTATTTGCAAGGGGTATGAAGCGGGAGAAACACCCGCCTCTTTGGCAAGAGTGTTTGATATCTCCGGTCAGTCGGTTCATAAGCTTCTAAAGAGTCGAGGAGTTTACAAACCGATCCGCACGGTACTCCCCCTTTCAGACGCCGAACGGGACAAGATCGTCGGTCTGTATGAGCAGGGGCAGACAGCCGATCAGATCGTTGCGCTTGTCCAGCGATCTATTGGTGCGGTGTGCTCTGTTTTGCGCACTAAGGGGATCCTGAAGTCGAGGGCACAGGGCCGACTTGACAGGATTCCCCAAGAGGTTCGGGACAAGGCGATCGCACTCTACGAGTCTGGCAAGACGGCGAAAGAGATCATCGACCTCCAGCTGCACCCCAAGTTGTCTAGGTCCGTCATTTACAACGAGCTCAAGCGCCGGGGGATTCCACCGAGGCGGGCTGGCGCCAGGGGCGTGTTCTGGGGTCGACCAGAAGACCAGAAAGCAGTCTGTGAGAAATACGAGCTCGGCATGAGCGGCTCAGCACTCGCCGATATCTACCAATGCAGTCGAGACGCGGTCAACAAGGTTCTCACAGACGCTGGGATCTCTATCCGTAGCTTCGACGAGGCCACGGGGCTCAGGTGGTCCGACAAGTCGGGCCGCGTTTTCTACATGCGCAGCCTGTGGGAGATCAAGACCGCCAAGTGGCTCGACGACGCAGACAGGTCGTGGCACTACGAGCACTTCGCTTACGACCTTGGAGGCGGCCGCACTTACACCCCAGACTTCTGGGTTTATGACGGCGGCGACCTTGTTCAGTTGATCGACGTGAAGGGCTGGCTGCGGCCCGCGTCCGAGGACGCGATCGTGACGTTTGAGGCCATGTATCCACAGCTACCGTTTGCTACGTGGGACGAGCCGGAGCTTAGGGAGCGCGGTATCTTGGACATCAAGATCGAGGGTGAGGATGTGATGCCTGGTCCTAGCTACCCCGTGTGCGTCAGCCAGGTGACCGCTGAGGAGAAGGACCGCATTGCTGAGGTCTACGCCAGTGGTAAGACGATTCACCAAACTGCGGCCGCAATCGGAAGATCCCATACCGTCGTATCGCAGGTGGTGAACGAGCGCGGCATTGTCCGGCCGAAGGGCGCGTCCAATCGAGGGCGAGTCCCGCAGGCGGCCCGAGATCGTGCGGCCGCGCTTTACCTCACAGGGGATTCCATCACCACGGTCGCCGGTAAGACCGGACTGAGCCGTGATATCGTCTACGGTGAGATCCGACGTAGGGGCATAGCCCGGAAGAGAAGAGGGGCTTCGGTATGAGGGAAATGGCCCAATCACAACTCAACCCAACTGGAGAGTCCTTTGATGACAAGGTCGTCAGAAAGTGGCACCCTGTTCTGACGTCTGGCTGCGTCCCCCACTCGGAACAGGTCGAAGTCGCACGAACGCTGGAAGGTGTCGCCAGGTCGATCAACGCCACCAGCGGAATGGGCAGAAATGCCAGGGCGACAGTGCTAGAGGGCGTTCGGAAAATGGTGCATCTCGTCCCTGATGGGGTCCCTACTGTGTCGGCCGCGAAGAGCCTCTTGGAGACTCCCGTAGAGCTGGGACGGAGTCCACGTGGTCTAGGAACGATAGGCGGTGAGACGTTAGAGGACCGAGCCAAGGCGCGGTTTGCACCGCTCCCACCCTTCGAGGAGATTCCTTGACGCTCCAATTCACCCCGCTGTAGGATCTAAACCTACCCCCGCTTGAATGGAGGAGCCCCTGCTATCTGACAGGGGCTTCTTCATGTACGATAGGGTAATAGTGGTATGGAATCGACGATCGCTAACGTAATCGGGTGGACTTGTGTCGCAGTAGTGCTGGTAGCGCTACTTGGTTTCGTTCTGTGGGCGGGCTACTGGTGGTTCCACGA